GAGGGTAGATATACTCTCGATATGGTTAAGATTGACAGAAAAGTCAGAGAAGTAATTAGCCAGATCAAACTTGCAGAGGCAGAAAAAGCTGATGCACAGAATAGAATAGACGCTGCGGCCCCACAAGTTTCAGTAGCTACTTAGTAAAAAGCTACATCGTTGGAAAAATCCAATCCACATTACAGGCTCTCTTGCGCTCTATTAAAATGTAGTGTATAAATATATCACTATACAATTAATTAGAATACTGACGCGTATAGTCGACGGCCTAGAGACAGTATTCGGAAAACTAGGAGGATATAATTATGGCAAAAACTACATTTACGGGTCCGGTGATATCTAAAAAAGGATTCATCAATACAGGACCAGCTAACGTTGTAGATGCAGATTCTAGCATTTCACTTACAGTGGATTCACATGCTGGAAAAATCATTCACAACGATGCGGCAGGAGCGGTAACTTATACATTACCAGCTACAAACGCTAATGCTGATTCAAATATAGCGGGACCAGATGCAGATCTAACAAACCTAAGTAACGTTGGTGCTAAATTTACAATCATAAATTCTATCACTAAAACTGGAGACTTAGTTGTTCAGGTTGCAAACGCAACAGACGTCATGACTGGAATGGCAACTATTGTTGACACAGATACAAGTGACAACATGGAAGGCTTCATGACAGCAGCAGCATCTGACACTATAACTTTAAATGGAAGTACAACTGGCGGTGTAACACACGCTAGAATTGAGTGCACTGTTTTAGCTTCAGGTAAATATGCAGTTGAAGTATTTACGGGAGGAACAGGAAACTTAGCTACACCATTTAGTGCAGCAGTAAGTTAATAGTTAATTAAACTCGGAGCGCCTGGTGATGCAGGCGCTCTTGAAAAGGAGGAAACATGGCAGACACAGTATTAAATAATATTGTATTTCAAGGAGACAAAAAGTTAATCACGCATTACAACGTGGTTTCTGATAATGCTGGAAGCACAACTAAAATAGTTGATGTTTCTGCGTTAACATCAAGCAACGGTAAAACTTGCAAAACTGTAAGATTAAATAAAGTACACTTTAATGTTTCAGTAACTGCACCAGCAGATGCAATTAGAATGCAATGGGATGCAGACACAGATGTGGTATTTCAAACTTTAGCAGGTGAAATGGAATATGATTATTCATCATTTGGTGGATTAAGAAATACAGAAGCAACGGGTTTTACTGGTGACGTAAACGTTGTTTTACCAGCTTGTACAGCGGGAGATACAGGCACAATTGTTTGTGAATGGATTAAAGTTTACGAATCGTAGGAGTTTAAATGGCTAATACTACTTCGGGAACAACAACGTTTGATAAAACTTTTGCTATTGATGAAATAGTTGAAGAAGCTTTTGAACGAATCGGTCAACAAAACGTTGCAGGTTATCAACTAAAAAACGCTAGAAGATCTTTAAATATATTGCTTCAAGAATGGGGTAATAGAGGTATTCATTATTGGGAAATAGGTTCAACAAATTTAGATTTAATAGAAGGTCAAGCTGACTATGATTTTTTTAGATCTAGCGATGATGGAACGTCAGCAACAACTACAGACCCTGCTAGCGTGTTTGGAATATCTGATGTTCTTGAAGCACAATTAAGATCAAACAGAACTCAGACAACACAATCAGATAGCCCGATGACAAAAGTAGATAGATCTACTTATGCAGGTTTTTCTAATAAATTATCAAAAGGAACTCCTAATCAATATTGGGTAGAGAGATTTATAGATAAAGTTACGATACATATTTATCCAACACCAGATTCTACAAACGCATCTAAAGATATGCATTTTTTCTTTATTAAAAGAATTCAAGATGCAGGAGACTATACAAATGCAACAGATGTTCCATTTAGATTTATACCATGTATGGTTTCAGGTTTAGCATATTATTTAGCAATGAAATATCAACCACAACTAATTCAACCTATGAAATTAGTTTATGAAGATGAACTTGCGAGAGCGTTAGCAGAAGATGGTTCTGCTTCTAGCACGCATATAACACCAAAAGCATATTACCCAGGAGCATAATGGCAAAGTACGCAACAGGTAAATACGCAAAAGCAATATCAGATAGATCTGGTATGGAGTTTCCATACAAAGAAATGGTTAGAGAATGGAATGGTTCATTTGTTCACGTGTCTGAATTTGAACCAAAACAACCACAATTAGAACCAAAACCTATGAATGGTGATTCTATATCTTTAAGAAACGTAAGACCTGATAGAACAGAAACTGCCGTTCCTAATCTTTTACCTTTAAATCCATTTACGACTACAAGTGGGTCTACAACAATATCTGTAAACGAACCAAATCATGGTAGATCAACAAGCGACACTGTTAGGTTTAGAAACGCAGAAGTTGTTGGAGGTGTAGCTGCAGCGACAATAAATTTAGCAACAGGGTACACAATTACTAAAACAAACGATGATAATTATACCTTTGCAACTGCAACAACATCTAGTATAACTGAAACAGGAGGAGGCGGTTCTGCATCGGCAGGTCCGGTAACAGTAACAGCATGATCAAAAAATTCATTAGTAAATTATTTGGTATTAAACAATGTGAGTGTCCAAAAGAAGATGAACACATAGAATATTATACTAAAGTTCCAGAACCAGAAATCCCAAAATGGAAGTGTGGAACACATAATAGATTTAAAAAAAGTTGTCCTATTTGTAGAGAGATAGTAAGGAGTACATAATGGCAGGATTAAGCGCATCAGGATTAAAAACACAGATTAGAAGTTATACTGAAACAGATTCAAATGTTTTATCAGATTCTGTTTTAGAAAATATAATCCTTAATGCTCAGTATAGAATATTTAGAGATGTGCCTATCGATGCAGATAGAAAACAACAAATAGGTAATTTAGTTACAGGTCAAGAATCTATTAACGCTCCAGCAGGCGCAGTGTTTATTAGAGGTATACAAGTTTATGATTCAACGTCAGCAACGACTGGTGCAAATGTTTGGTTAGAAAAAAAAGATGTTACTTATCTACAAGAATATATTTCATCAACAGAATCTGCAAAAAGAGGTCAGCCTAAGTATTATGCTATGTTTGGTGGTGCTACAGGTGAATCAGACACTACATCTGGTAGAATGATGTTTGCCCCTGTGCCAGATACAACTTACAAATTTAGAGTGCATTATAACGCAATGCCTGTATTATTAGAGAATAATGATACTAATTATATTAGTCTTAACTTTCCAAATGGGCTATTATATTGTTGTTTATCAGAGACATACGGATTTTTAAAAGGTCCAATAGATATGTTGACTTTGTATGAAAATAAATATAAACAAGAAGTACAAAAGTTTGCTCTTGAGCAAGTTGGTAGAAGACGAAGAGATGACTACACTGATGGCACTGTTCGTACACCAATAAACTCAGCGAACCCGTAGGAGAAAAATTATGGCAATAACATCTGCAGTTTGCACAAGTTTCAAAGTAGAACTTTTAAAAGGAGTTCACAATTTTACAGCTACAACTGGTAACACTTTCAAGATAGCTTTATATACAAGTTCAGCAACATTAGGTGCTTCAACAACAGCTTTTTCATCTTCTAATGAAATTACAAATTCATCTGGAACTGCATATACTTCAGGTGGAGCAACACTTACAAGTGTGACTCCTGCTGCTTCAAGCACTACAGCAGTTTGTGATTTTTCTGACGTAAGTTACACAGATGCATCTTTTACAGCAAATGGTGCATTAATATACAATAGCTCTGCATCAGGTAATCCTGCATGTGTTTCTATTGCATTTGGTTCAGATAAAACTGTATCTAGTGGAACTTTTACAATTCAATTTCCAACAGCGGACGCAACGAACGCAATCATACGATTAGCATAAGGAGGAAGTCCTTATGGCCAATACTTGGAACCAATCAGGCACAACCTGGAACACTGGCCGTTGGGGCACGACCGATGCTATAACAAGTGGTTGGGGTGCAGACGCTTGGAATACAGGTGGTTCTTGGGGACAAGCAACTGATGAATTAGTTTCATTAACTGGTGTATCTGCAACTTTTTCTATCGGTGAGTTAAGTGCTTTTGCTCAACAAGGTTGGGGTAGAGATGTATGGGGTGAAGAACCTTGGGGTGAAAGTTTTGATCCTGTCGTAAAACCATCTGGACTTTCAGCTACTTTTTCTCTTGGTACAGTTTCAGTTTCAGCACAAATAGCTGTTGGTTGGGGACAAGATGGATGGGGAGTTGAAAACTATGGTGAATCTGGATTAGTTGTAGAAGTAACTGGTCCTGATGCAATGCAATCTAATGTAGGTGCATCGGGTTGGAATGGCGCAGCATGGGGTGAAGGACAAGGCTGGGGCATGTTTACTTTAAATCCTGCAGATGTAATGGGATTAACAGGTGTTTCATCTACAGCGAGTGTAGGCTCTATTACACCAATAATAGATTTTGCTGGAACAATAACAGGTGTTTCTGCAACCGCAAGTGTAGGATCTTTAACAGTTGCCGACATGGCAGTTGGTTTATCAGGTCAAGCAGCAACACCAGCTGTTGGTGCTTTATCACCTGCAGATGTAATGGGACTAACGGGAGTTTCTGCAACGGGTAGTGTTGGTTCTGTTTTAATTGAACCAATAGAACTTATTGATGTAACAGGGGTATCTTCAACATCCTCTGTTGGTTCAGTAACAGTTGCCGATATGGCAGTTGGATTAACAGGTGTTTCTGCAACATTTAACGTAGGAAGTTTAGCACCTGCTGATGTGATGGGATTAACAGGAGTTTCTGCAACCGCTTCTGTAGCTGCTTTTGGAACTGCTTCAGGCTTTGGAATTCAAGCATATTCTAGCGTTGACACGGGTTCAAATTCTTCGTATACAGATGTTGCAACTGGATCAAATACAAGTTATACTGACGCTGCATAGGAGATAAAATATGGCATCAACATTTAGCCCTCTGGGTATAGAACTTCAAGCAACCGGTGAAAACGCTGGTACATGGGGAACAAAAACTAATACAAATTTAGAAATAGTAGAACAAATAGCGGGTGGATTTACACAACAAGCAGTATCTGATTCTGGAGATACAACTCTTTCAGTATCTGATGGATCAACTGGTGCAACTCTTGCACACAGAATGATTGAATTTACTGGTTCACTTACATCAGGCAGAAACGTAACTATACCAATCGATGTTCAAACTTTTTACTTTTTAAAAAATTCAACAAGTGGTTCACAAAACGTAACATTTAAATATGTTTCAGGATCTGGTGATACTGTAGCTGTTGCGCCTTCATCAACTAAGATAGTATTTGCATCAGCTAACGATGGAACAAATCCAGACATTATTGACATTGGAATGGGTGATGTAACACTTACTGGAACACAAACTTTAACAAATAAAACTTTAACTTCACCTAAAATTGGAACTTCGATTTTAGATACTAACGGTAATGAATTAATTAAAGTAACAGCTACAGGTTCAGCGACTAATGAATTAACAATAGCAAACGCAGCTAACGGAAGCGCTCCAACTATTTCAGCAACAGGAAGCAGTGATTCTAACGTAAATATTAATCTAGTTCCAAAAGGATCTGGAGAAACTGTTTTTGGAACAGGATCAGCATCAGCTGCTATTACAACAAGTGGTACACATGATCTTGTATTAGATACAAACTCAGGAACAAACTCTGGAAGTATTACAATTACAGATGGAGCAGATGGTAATATTAATATAGCACCAAATGGTAATGGTGTTGTTCAAGCCGGTGGTTCAGCAGTAAAAGTTGCAGGAAAAGAAACTATTTGGGTACCATCTGGTGCAATGTATGGAGCAACAACAAACCCAGCTGACGCACAACAAGTTGAAACAACAGCAACAAGACCTGATATGAAAGTATTAGATTTTGACAAAGACACAGATGAATTTGCACAGTTTTCAATAGCCATGCCTAAATCATGGAACGAAGGAACATTAACTTACCAAGTATACTGGTCACCAGGTTCTACAAACACAGGTGATTGTATTTTTGGATTACAAGCTGTTGCATGTGCAGACAATGACACTATTGATGTTGCATATGGAACTGCAGTAAATGTTACAGACGCTGGAATAGGCACTGTTGAAGATCAACAAATAAGTTCTGAAAGTGGTGCAGTGACAGTGGCTGGATCGCCTGCAGCAGGTGAACTGACTTATTTTCAATTATTTAGAGACGCAAATGCTGGTGGAGATACTTTTACTGCTGATGCAAGAGTGCTTGGAGTTAAAATATTCTTTACTACAGATGCTGCTAACGACGCATAAGAGGTTTAGAATATGAGAAAAATACCTGAAGAAAATTTAACCATAAACGGTAAGGGAACTAAAAATAAAAAATCCTTCAAAGGTAAGACAATGTTTGGATACAATGTCTTAGGTTTTGGAGCAGGAGGCGGTGCTAAATTTATAGTGGCGACTGGTGGCTGTGTTACTGAATCTGGTAATTATAAAATTCATACTTTCAATAGTCCTGGAACTTTTTGCGTATCTTGTGCAGGAGATGACGCTGTTGTTTCTTATATTGTTGTCGCGGGTGGTGGTGGCGGTGGTTCATCACAAAATGGAGACGGCGGCGGAGGCGGCGGAGGTTTTAGAGAATCGAAAGCAGCTACTGGTTGTTATACAGCTTCTCCATTAGACGCTTGTGGTGGTTTACCTATTTCAGTTCAAGGCTATCCCATAACAGTTGGTGGCGGTGGTGGCGGTGGTAGCACCGGACAAGGAAACAGTGGAAGTGATTCAGTATTTAGTTCAATAACGTCGACAGGTGGGGGATTTGGTGGAAGAGGATGTGCCCCTAACGATCATGTTAATGGAGGTTCTGGAGGCTCTGGCGGAGGCGCTGGTGGCAGAAGTACACCAAGTAATCCAACTAAAGCAAGAGGCGGATTTGGTAATACACCTCCAGTAAGTCCACCACAAGGTACAATAGGTGGTGGTTATGATAACGTTTCACCAATATTTCCACCATCTCCTGGCTCAGGCGGGGGAGGCGGCAGCGGCGGCGGTGGAGGCGGCGGCGCAACTCAACAAGGAGGAACAGGTGGAAATTATCCAGGAGGTAAACATGGTGGGACAGGAGCAACAACAAGTATTAATGGATCACCGACAGCTTTTTCAGGTGGCGGCGGAGGTGGAGATTGCACTCCTAGAACAAACCCTCAACCATCTATTAATCCATCAGGAGGCGCACCTGGAACAGGAACGTCTGCAGGAGGTGCTGGTAAAGGCGGTAGAGCTTCTGCAAACAATCCACAAGGTGGAAGAAGCGCTGGTCCAAATCAAGCTGGTTTTGCTGCACAGGCAAATACAGGTGGT